ATAATAGTCATATTTTTTTAGTAACCTCATATAATTGTCTTTAAGTTCCACAATATTAATATTTCGTTTTTTAACATCATTATGATAATAATAATACAATAATATTCCAAATTCCTTAAAAAATTCAGGTTTAATAATTGCGGGTTTTTTAAGCATATTTAAAATTGTTGTATCTGGTTTTCTAAAACGTAAATAGTCTACTAATTTAGCTAATGCTAATGATAAACAATATATATCAAATGATTTTGATACATAACTTGTAAATTCGCTATGTGTCTTAAAATGGTTTTTAATAGCCACACATTTAGTCCTATTAGAATTAAACGCAGCTTTATTAGAACAACTATTTTCGGAAGCATAATAACTATGACTTACTCCCAGTGTTTCTATGTTATTATTACAGCGACTAATAAATTTTTTGAAGTTTGTCATTTGTCCGAAATCTATGTATTTTGCTTTTCCAGTACTAACATTATATACCATATTATGCAGTTTAATATCTCTATGAATAATTTGATTAGATTGAAAAAATAATAATCCATCAAATAATCCTAGCAACGAGGTTAAGAATACCTTTTTAGCATCTAAGGTTTCTAATGGATATACTTTAAACGCATATTCATGTATATTAATACCACCATCTTCTAATAACAACATTAACAACTTATTTTTATTATTGTAAAATGTGTTTTTTACATATTCTGTTTTACAATTTTTAACACTATTATTAAATCGTTTATCAATTAAAGGCTTACATAAATGAGGACCGGTAATAGCATACTTTTCTAAACCAACAATATTATTTATTGAACCATATTCTTTTTCTTCATTAATGGCGTCTGTGCTATACATTATTTTAGATATTTTATTATTATAGTCTTTTTTAGTTAATGTGCTTTTGCTATCGCATAAAAGCGGAGGTTTTAATACACAACCAAACGTGCCTTCACCCACAACTTTAGAAGTCATTATATATAACTAAATATTAATATTTTTCACAATTATATTAGTTATATATAATGATAAATGAAAATAACATTCAAAAACAATAATATATATTATTATCATTATAAACTACTTCGTGGAGAATTAAGTTGGCTTTTACTTCCTAGCGTTATAGCATTAATATATTATTATAATTCTTATATTAAATATGTAAGTCTAATTTTTTTATTAATTGGAATAATTGGATTAATTGATGGTTATTATAAAATCATACAGGAAAAGTAGTGTTTATTTTTATTATTAGTATATTTTTACATTTAATTGGTTTTTATCCATTACTAAATGTTTCAAAATACTTTGAATACAATAATAGTATATATTTGTTTGGTTTATTGGCATTAGTAATAACATATTTTTTACCATATTGGCCTTATAATGTATCGCGAAAGTTAGTAAGTACACTAATTATATTATTATATTCAAGTTATTCATTTTACCATGTATATTGATTTTACCATGTATATTGATTTTACCATGTATATTCTATATTTTTAAACAAATAGTTTAAAGTTAATTTGTTATACTATGTTATAGCAAATGTTTTTCCATTCTACTCATTTAGACGAAATGAATATGGGTTATTTTGAACATATGTTTGTTTCTTTACATTATTCTTTTATATTATTATTATCTTGTTTTAAAGCATTTATACACGCTTTTATACCCGACATATATGTAACAGCGACAAGTGAATGTATTGTTGAAATAAACAAAGAACTAACAAAACATAAAAAAAAGGATTATGAAGGCTATTATCAATAATATAAAATTGAATTAATTAAATATAAACAAATTAAACAAAGTAATATATACTATAATATGCTTAAAGAAGAGACACTTGCTAATATTAATAATGCGATTAAAGCTATTGTTATGGATGATGCCAATATTATAAAATATTTAGATTTATATAATTTTGACATTAATAGTTATGAAACCATGGATGCCTATATTTTAGACAATTATAATTACGAGTTGTTTGGAAAACAACTTCATTGGTCTCAACTAGAAAGTGTGAGTTCAAGAACAATCCAATATTTTATACCATACATTACAATTATATCACATAATTATAATGTATATTATGAAGTGCTAGAATGGCTAAAAAATCAAGACTATTATAAATTGATGAGTTTATATGCGTTAAGTGTATCATATGATATTATTAGTGCCAATATTGCTTCCATTAAAATGACTTGGTTTAACAATGACAAAACGCATGATTAATAAAAGAAAGATAATAGCGAACGTGATTTTCTACGTGATTTTTTTCCTCCTCTATGCTTAGTTGCGGTTTGTTTTCTAGCTCTAAGTTCTTTTCGTAATCGGACTCGTTGTGCGACTTGTTGTTCTACATCTGCTTCACTCATATGCGGATGAGCTTTTCTTACCATATTTTCATAAATACGCGGCCAACGAGGAGAGTTAGTATCTAACGCAACTTCTGGAATTGTAGGCCCAGGCATAGACCTAGCCATATATTTATGCGGTTGTGGGGATTGTTGGACTAATGCTGTTTGTTTTGCTTGTTTTATAGCTCTAAGTTCTTTTCGCATTTGGACTCGTTGTGCGACTTGTTGTTTTAGGCTTTCTTCTCCAATATTAGCATCACCGTTTCTTATTGCTTTTTCATAAATACGCTCCCAACGAGGAGAGTTAGTATCTGTAGCAAATACTGGAGTTTTAGACCTAGATTTGCTATCTAATTTAGTCGATTGTAACCTTTTAGTAGCCTTAGAAGAACCAAACTGTTTTCCAGTTAAATGGCGAAAAGACATTTTATAGTATAACAAAATATTTTAAATTGCTAAAGTAAGAATCTACTTTATATAATTATATATATATGGTTAAACGCAAATTATTTAGAAAAAAAAGCAGAAGAAATACAAGAAATACAAGAAATAGAAGACGTGGCCGAGGAAGAAGCCATAGTAAATCAAAATATCCAAATGGAAGTACTAATAGGCGGTCTCTGGTAAATTATTGTAAAGCAGAGGATTGGAATAGTTATGAAAATTTAGTAGCTAAAATGATAAAGCATAAAAAAATGCGTGATGATTTTTTTACACATTTGGATTCTCATATTCATACTTTTAGCCAAAACATATTAGATTGTTTAGAAACGTGCTTAACGCGATTACAAGAAGAGGCAATACCAGAATCTAATAGCCATCTTTATTATATTGTTTAATCAAGACAATAATTATTAACTTAAATAATAAAAGAATTGAATACTATTGGCTATTAATTACTAATAGCCCTATAGAAAAATATGGCTAATTCTGCGCTAATGTTATTGACATTACTAACACACAATAACAATAATATTATGAAAAATATGTTTGATGTATATTATTTAAAAACACTTGAAAGGAAAAAAATGATGCAGTTTAATAAATTTGATTATGAAACTATGCGTTATAAGATGAATGAAAACAAGGCGCAAGTATTATTTAACACCTATAAAAAAAAACATACTTACAATAATTACAATAATTATAATATTGTTAAACGCTAAAACTTGTAAAACTTGTAAAACTTGTAAAACTTGTAAAACTTGTAAAACTTGTAAAACTTGTAAAACTTGTAAAACTTGTAAAACTTGTAAAACTTGTAAAACTTGTAAAACTTGTTCTTATTTTTTTATTTTTTAATAATTATTGCTAAATATTATTAAACATAAATAATTATTTAACAATAATTTTATAGTTCTTATTATATATAATGATTGACCCTAATAATTTTTATAACATAACATTTAATAATTATGATAAAAACAATTCAATGAATACTGAGCTATTTAATAGAAACTTACCATCAAGCAATTTAACGATGAACTTTCCATTTAGACCAGTAAATACTAAATATACATTAATGCCAACAATTAATAATGTACTAAAATCAGTTGAGCCAATAGCGAATTATAAAGTGTTTGATATGAGTAATACATTTTTTCCAGGCACACGAAAACCACATTTTTGTGGATTTGCTTCAAATGTAGATAAAGAATCAACATTACGCAACCAATTTTTCGCATTACAAAAGGCAGACCAGTCGCGCTATATTCCAAGCAGCACAAGTGATTTATATGAAAATAATATAGAACAGTTGCCACAAAATGTTAATTTAGCAAATTCTTTATTATTTGAAGAAACAAAATTTAATGATTTTAATCCGAGTTTATCAAATTCAATAGGAAATGAATTATTTTATAACTCAACTCGTGTTCAATTAAAAGATTTAAAATAAAATTTATAATATACAACTATGTTTTCTAATCTAAGAGAGAAACTAGAGCCAAAAGAGGCAAAAGAGGCAAAAGAGGCAAAATCAGGAAAGAAAAAAAAACTAAAGACAAAATACGTAAATAGTATAACACTAGATTTAGAAAAAGCTATTATAAATGAACCAAAAGCTATTATAAATGAACCAAAAGCTCAGTATACAGAAAATGCAGAATCAATAAATAATATTGATTTATTATATTTAACAAATCAAAATAGGTTATTTAGACCCAATAAAATGGAGAGTTTAGTAAATAATAACTATTTATTAAAATCAATATATAGTAATTTAGATGAAAATATAAACAATTTTAAAGATGAAATTATAAACACAAGTAGTTCTAATTTAAAGGAGCTACTAGAAAATAATGGTTATAAAGAAGGCCAGGAAAAGCATAAATTATATTATTTGTTATATGTATTAAATTTAATTCAAAATTTAAAAGAACAAAAAATTCAAAATTTAATATGTGAAGACTTGAAAGCTTATTCTAATAATTATAATACAACAAGCCAAGAACAAAATCAAAATCAAAATCAAAATCTAGACAATTTTAATGTAATTAGTGAAACAATAAAATTTATGTCGTCTAGTAGTTCAAATTCAAAAAAATTAACTAACATAGATTTAATGGTTACTAAAAAATCAAATACTAATAATAAGAAAATACTTCCACAAAAGTGGGAATAAATTATTTAATTATAACTATATAATTATTATATAGTTATTATATAGTTATTATACAGTTATTATGAATGTTACAAAAAATTTATATACTAAAAAAGCAAATAAACATGTTCGTAGTACACGACGTAATCATAAAGATAAAGTTAGACAACAAAAGTTTAAAAGATTAAAATGTGCACCACAAAAAAATAGTTCTAATGAACCAGAACTAAAAGATTTTACTTGCTATTCGCGTACTAATTTGCAAACATTTAAAGAAATCTGGAATAACAATAGCGATAAAAAAATTACTACAAATAATAGTAAAGAAATATGGCAATTTTTCAAAAATAAACTAAGCAAAGAGTGTTACAATGAACTGTGTTGGCTGAAAAAAAGCAAATTGTCCTCTATTAACAACAGTGAATTATTAATTAAAGAAATATTTAAACCGTTTTCACCAAAAACATGGATAACAAATCCATCTACATGGCTTTCAAGTGTTGATATAACAAAAATAATGAACCAATATGAAAAATCGCATAGCAATTTTAAGTTTATTGGTCCAAGTCCAATTGACTTTGATACTAAAGAAGTGTTTTCAACGTGTGTATGGGAACAATTATGTAATTTTAATTTAAAGGAATACATTCAAAAGAAAATAACAAAAATAGGAATAATTTTTAATACTGATACTCACGATAAGCCTGGAAAACATTGGATAGCACTATTTATAGATTTAGATAAAAAGTTTATATTTTATTTTGATAGTAATGGAACCAAGATGCCAAAGCAAATAAAAGTATTTATAAATAGAGTAGAGCAACAAGCACAACACGAAAATATAATAGTAAAAGTGGATAGTAACGAAGGTTTTACACACCAATATAATGATGGCCAATGTGGTATGTATGCGTTATATTTTATAATAGAATTATTAAAAGAAAATAAAACAAGCAATTATTTTAAAACAAAACGAATTAAAGACGCAATAATGAAAAAATATAGGACTATTTATTTTAATCAGGCAAACAAAGAACTATATGACACTAATGAAAAATAATATATATAGGATTATTGATAGCTGAATACATCAATTTGGAAAAGAACATTATAGTTGCGTTAGGTGCTGTACAGCGCCTGTTTTCTCGCATTATGTATCCCTAGCATAGCACCTAAAATGCCTTGTTTGCGTTCTGCAGCCCACTCGGCTTCCTGCTTAGCTTTCGCATCAGCAGCTATTATCTTATATTCCGCATCCACCTGCTCTAACGCGGACCTAGACAGGAAGTTGCTGCTGATCTTACTCCTGTTCCTGCTCCTGCTCCTTTGCCCCCTCCCGAGTCTTCCTTTTTTAATTGAATAATTTTTAATTATTGCCTTTCCTAAATAATTGTGTTTTCTAATTCTTCTTTTAGTTTTTCGCATTTATATAATAGACTAATATTTAAATAAAATTGAATAATTTTTAATTATTCAATTTTATTTAAATATTATTGAATAATTTTTAATTATTGCCTTTCCTAAATAATTGTGTTTTCTAATTCTTCTTTTAGTTTTTCGCATTTATATAATAGACTAATATTTAAATAAAAAAAAATAAAAATAAC